AGAAGGTAGAAGATGCAGAAGAACTTTGTAGTGTGTGGAAAGATACATGACTTTAACAAGATATGCAGAAGACCTAAAAGCAAGAAGAAGTCGGAGGCCAATACATTCAGGAAGACTAACAAGTGGACTGAGAAGAGCCGAAGCATAAGGCAGAGAGATAAGTACCTGTGTCAGATATGTATAAGAGATAAATATGAAACCAATTACAGATACACCTATAAGGATCTAGAAGTACATCACATCATACCAATAGAAGAAGACTATTCAAAAAGATTAGATAGTGAAAACTTAATAACATTATGTAGGTATCATCATGAGATGGCAGAATCAGGAGAAATACCAAGAGAAGAATTGCAAGAGATAGTGGCCGGAAAATAAACAATCCCCCCACCATCAACAGCAGTTCTTTTTATTTTTTTTCAAGACCGACCTGCCACCTACATTCACACAATTATAATTTTTACGTGAGTTTTTTGGAAAATGGAAAGGAAGCAGAAGCAGATGAGGAGATATGAAAATGTAAAAATTGATAAACTGAAACCATACGAAAATAATGCTAGAACACATAGTGAAGCACAGGTAGAAAAGATAGCCAATTCAATAAAAGAGTTCGGTTTCATAAATCCTGTAATAATAGACAGCGACTATGGAATAATAGCAGGACACGGTAGAGTATTAGGAGCTCAGAAATTAGGAATGAAAGAGGTACCGTGTTTATTCGTAGAAGACTTAACAGAAACACAAAAAAGAGCATACATATTAGCTGATAATAAGTTAGCTCTTGATGCAGGATGGGATGATGAAATCCTAAAACAAGAAATAAAAGCATTAGATGATTTGAACTTCGATGTATCACTAGCAGGATTTGATATAGAAGACTTTGACTTCACACAGACAGATATTGAGTTCGAAGAAGATGACTACGATGTAGAAGAAAAACTACCTGAAATACCGAAAGCAAAATATGGAGATATTTATCAGTTAGGAAACCATAGAGTTATGTGTGGAGATAGTACAAGTGCAGAAGACATTGATAAACTTACAGCAGGAGCAGTAATGGATTTATGTGTTACAGATCCACCATACAACGTCAATTACGGTTCAATCAATGAATCAGGTTATGGAAAAGAAAGAGATAATGGAAACAAAATACTAAATGACAATATGGATGATGAATCATTCTACTTCTTCCTATTAGCCTTTTATGAACAGATGATAAGAGTGTTAAAAGAGGGAGGAGCATACTACATATTCCATTCTGATACTGAGGGATATAACTTCAGGAAAGCATTAAGAGATGCAGGAGGAATAGTAAAACAAAACCTAATATGGGTAAAGAATGCATTGGTACTTGGAAGACAAGATTATCAATGGAAGCATGAACCGTGTCTATACGGTTGGAAAGAGGGAGCCGGACATTACTTCATAGAAGATAGAACACAGACTACTGTATTTGAAGATAAGGCAGACTTGGATAAGTTGTCTAAGGAAGAGCTAAAACAAATGATAGAAGAGATATTAGCAGATAAAATACCAACGACAGTTATTCATGAAGATAAACCTCTAAAGAACGATATCCATCCAACTATGAAGCCAATCAGATTAGTTTCTAGGTTAATAAAGAATAGCAGTAAAGCAGGAGAAAATGTAATTGATTTCTTCGGAGGATCCGGATCAACACTAATAAGCTGTGAGCATCTTGGAAGAAACTGCTATACGATAGAATTAGATCCCAAATACGTTGATGTAATCATAGATAGATGGGAAACATTAACAGGACAGACAGCCATTAAAATTGTCGATGGAATAGAAAGCGAGGTGAAATCAAAATGATAGAAAAGGTAAATCCAAGTCATCCGGATAAACTAGCAGATAGAATAGCCGGAGCATTAGTAGACTTAGCATACAGGAAAGCAAGAAATCCTAAAATAGCAGTAGAAGTATTATTAGGACATGGCAGATGTCACATAATCATTGAAACAAGTGAAGAGTTCTCACACAGTGAAGTTCAAGAAATAGTTGATAGAATAGCCGGAAGAATGTATCTAGATCTACAAGTAGTAAAGCAAGATAAGATACTTGCAGAAAACCAAAATCATGTAGGTATTAGATGTGGAGATAATGGAATCTTCAAAGGTGTACCACTAACAGAAGATGAAGCCATGCTATCAATTTTAGCTAGAGATATATATAGACATTTCCCTACAGATGGAAAATACATAATGGATAAGAAGAATCTAATAATTTGTCAAAGCAATGCTAGAAATGATTTATTAAAGAAGATATATCCATTAGCAAAAATAAATCCACTTGGAGAATGGACAGGAGGTACAGATGTAGACTCAGGTGCTACTAACAGAAAGTTAGGATCCGATATGGCTCAATCAGTAACAGGAGGAGGCCTACACGGAAAAGACTTATCTAAGGCAGATGTATCAGTAAATATTTATGCATTCCTGAAAGCTCAAAGAACAGGAAAAGTCGTTAAGCTAAGTTGTGCAATAGGAGATGAATATGTAGATGGAAAACCATACTACATGATAGTAGAAGAAGCTAGAGATTATATCAGAAGCATCGGTGGATTTGAAAAGTTTGCAGAATGGGGATTATTTTAGATGAATAAAATGTCACTAAATGAACAAGCTCAGGAAATACTAAGAATAGCAGAACAGCACGGAGTAGAACAGAACTTCTTCTTCCTAACGACATTCAAGAGATACCAAGTACAACTTCAAATACTAAATGATTTGGAGAAAACCATAAAAGAAGATGGAACATTGGTAACCAAAGAATACGTTAAAGGAAGAAAGAATGTCTATTCACATCCTGCGATTTCTGACTATAACAGAACTACCGACAGTGCCAACAAAACAGTTAGCACACTAATGAAAATAATAATCTCATTAAGAAAAGATGATGTAACCGAAGATGATGATCCACTGCTACAAATAATAGCAGGTGGAAAGTTTGAAAAATAAAGCATATCAGTATGCAAAAGCTGTTGTTGATAAAAAAATAATAGCACCAAGATATGTAATAAAACAGTGTAAGCAGTTCCTGAAGATAGCAGAAGATAAAGATAAAAAGTATGTAATCAATAATAGAAAAGTGAATCAGATAGAAGCCATCCTAAAATTGTTGATAATGCCAAAAGGACTAAAAGCAGGACAATCAATATACGAATGCTCCTGTGGATATCAATGGGTGTTTTATATTTCTGTACTATGTGTCGTATACAGAAGCAATCCTGAAAAAAGAAGATATGAAACAGCAATTCTAGAAATAGCAAGAAAGAATTTTAAAACATATACAATAGCAACAATATTCATCTTGTTGTTTTTAATTGAGCCAAAATATTCAAAATTTTATTCAGTAGCTCCTGATGGATCACTATCAAGAGAAGTTAAAACAGCCATAGAAGAAACACTAAAATCAAGTCCTTTAATTTATCAACATAAAGATAGCCGAAGATTTAAGATACTAAGAGATTACATACAATTCAATATTACAGAAAGCAGATATTATCCGTTGAATTATTCATCAAGTAGAATGGATGGAAAACTACCAAATGTATTCCTAGCAGATGAAGTTGGAGCATTACCAAATCCATATGCAATAGAATCCATGAGGTCAGGTCAATTAAATATTTTAAATAAATTGGGATGTATAATCTCAACTAAATATCCAACATTTAATAATCCATTTGAAGATGAGGTAGGATATGCCAAAAGAGTATTAGATGGAATCGAACCTGATGAAACTGTATTCGCTCTACTATATGAGCCTGATGAAGAATTAACTCAGAAATGGGCTACCAATGATGATGTCTTAAGACAGGCCAATCCGGTAGCATTAGAAATACCTGAGATATGGGAAGACTTACTAAAGAAAAGAGCCAAAGCTATTGCAGTGGAATCAGTAAGAGAAAACTTCTTAACTAAGCACTGTAATATTATCTATCAGGGAATGGGAACAGAAAGCTACATTGATATAAATGAAGTTATGAATTGTAAGGTAGCCAAGATAGATTGGACAGGAAAGAAAGTCTATATCGGAGTAGACCTCGCAATGTCAAATGATAACTGTGCAGTGGCAATGGTTTCTGAAGAAGATAATGAGATATTAGCAGATGTCGTAGCATTTATACCTGAGGGAAGAATAGAAGAAAAGAATAAGTTTGAAAGAATTGATTATAACGAATTTATTAAAGCAATGAAATGTATCGCCTGTGGAAATAAAACAGTTGATTATGGAATCATAGAAGACTTCGTATTCAGCATAGAAGAAAGATATAAAGTAACAGTTGTTTCTATCGGATATGACAGATACAATGCTTTATCATCAGCACAAAAGTGGGATAAAAAATATAACACAGTAGTAGTAAGACAGCACAGTGATACACTTCATAGTCCAACAAAATTGTTATATGAAAAAATCTTAGATCGTAAGTTCAGATACGAAGAAAACAAACTATTAGAAATAAACTTCGAGAATGCACGATGCACCTACGACACAAATATGAATAGATACATAACCAAGAAGAGAAGTCAGGGAAAAGTCGATATGGTAGTAGCACTAATAAATGCAGTTTACTTACTACAGCAGGATGTATTCCTAGAAAATGATGACTTCTTTGTACAAGTAATTGAATAGGAGGTGGTAAAAATGGGATTATTTAATTTCTTAAGAAGAAGAGAAGACACACCAATAGCTAATCCAACCGAAGTAGTGAATGATGTGTTATTAAAAGCAATGCTAAAGGGAGAAAAGATAGATAAAGAGAAAGCTCTATCATTACCGGCAGTATCAAGTGCAGTAGATAGAATATGCAATACAATAGCAATGATACCAATTAAGTTATATTGTGAAACGATAGATCCTGAAACAGGAAAAAAGAAAGTTGAAGAGGTCAAATCGGATCCGAGAATAAAAATGCTGAACGTAGAAAGTGGAGATACCTTAGATGCATTCCAAATGAGAAAAGCATGGGTACAAGATTATCTGCTAGATAAAGGTGGATACTTATTTATCGAGAAATCAAAAAATAAGTTTAAAAGCCTTAGATATGTGGATGCAGAAAACGTGACAGTAAATACTAACTTTGATCCAATATTCAAAGATATAACTTATATGGTGCAGGGAAAGACTTATGAAACCTTTAACTTCTTAACAATACTAAGAAGCACCAAGAACGGTGGCTCAAGTCGAAGCATAATAAGTGAGGTATCATCAGCAATAGAAAATGCATATCAAACACTACTTTATGAATTAGGACTTGTAAGAACCGGAGGAGCTAAAAAAGGATTTATCACTTCTCAAAGAAAACTTGGAGAAAAAGAAATAGCAATGCTAAAAAAAGCATGGGCTAACCTTTACTCAAACAAGAGCGATAATGCAATTGTTCTAAATGAGGGTATGGATTTCAAAGAGGGATCTAGCACCACAGTAGAACTTCAATTAAATGAAAGAAAGAAGACTCTACAGGAAGAAATAGATAATATCTTTCATAACAAACCAAACTTTGATGAATTTATGAAAGAAGCCATAATGCCAATTCTGACAGCTATTAAAACAGCACTCAATAAAGACTTATTACTCGAGAAAGAGAAAGAGTCTTTTTATTTTGAATTTGATACAAGAGAAATCATGAGAGGAAATATCAAAGAAAGATATGAGGCCTACAAAGTAGCATCAGAAACAGGATGGATAAGTAAGAATGAAATCAGATACCTAGAAGACTACGACAGCATTGATGGATTAGATGTAATAACACTTAATCTAGCCAATGTCGTGTTCGATATAAATACAGGAAAGTATTACACACCGAATACAAATGCCTTAGTCGACATGGAATCAAAGAATGGAGGTGGTAGCGATGAAAGTGGAAGTCAGGAATGACAAAATAATCATTGATGGCTATGTGAATGCAGTAGAAAGAGAATCCAAAGTTCTATATGACACTCGAGGAGAGTTCATAGAAAAAATACGAGCCGGAGTCTTTCAAAAAGCATTAGAAAGAGCTGACAATGTCAGAGTTCTTCTAGACCATGAGAAAGATAGGGAACTAGCAGATACCAAATCAGGTAAAGCTAAACTTTATGAAGACAACATTGGTCTAAGAGCTATTGTCGAGATAGATGATACAGAAGTAATAGAAAAAGCTCGAAACAATAAACTAAGAGGATGGTCATTCGGTTTTTTATGTAATAAAGAAGACAGAAAAACTAATGAAGATGGAATCGAAGAAAGAGTTGTCAGAGATTTAGATCTGTTAGAGGTATCAATTATTGATGACAAAAAATATCCTGCATACATCGGTACAAGTATCGAAATGAGGGATGATGAAGTAAAAATTGCTGAGTACAGAAATGCAGACTTCAGCAAAATAGAAATTAGGGATGAGCCTGAACAACAACCTGAAAAGGAAGTTGAAAAAATAGATTATTCAGATTATGAAGAAAGATTAAAGAAAGCAAAGGAGAGGATATAAATGAATCTAAAAACATTAACTGAACAAAGAGCTGATAAGCAAAATGAAATGGAAACATTATTAAATAAAGTAGAGGGAGAACAAAGAGCCTTTACTGATGAGGAGAATGAATTATTCACTCAATTAGAAACTGATATTCAAAATATCACAAATACAATAGAAAGCATCAAAAAAGGTCGTGAATTAACAGAAGAACCTGATGAAGAAGAAAAAGAAGAAAAGAAAGAGGAGGAAGAAGAAGTGAAAGAAAATGAAGAAAGAGCTTTAAATGAAGAAAAAGCATTCGAAAGATTTATTCGTGGAGTATTAGCTGAAGAAAGAGCAGATACTAATTTAACAGTAGGAGATAACGGAGCAGTAATTCCTGAAACTATTGCTAAAAAAATTATCAAGAAAGTTTATGATATTTCACCAATCTTAGAAAAATCTACTAAGTACAATGTAAAAGGAAAATTAGAAATACCATATTATGCAGAAACTAATAGTGCAAAAGTAAACATGGCATATGCTACTGAATTTGTATCATTAGAAAGTAATATTGGTTCATTTGCTAATATCGAATTAACAGGATACTTAGCAGGAGCATTAGCTAAGATTTCAAAATCATTAGTTAATAACAGTGACTTCAATATCGTACAAGAAGTTATCAATATAATGGCTGAATCAATCGCAGTATTCGTAGAAAGAGAATTAATCAATGGTACAGCTAATAAAGTAGCAGGATTAAAAGCAGGAGTAACATTATCAGTTACAACAGCAAAAGCTACAGAAATCACTGCAGATGAAGTTATTAAAACAAAAAGAAAAGTAAAACAAAGATTCCAAAAGAATGCAATTTGGATCATGAGTCCTGAAACATTAACAGCAATAGCATTGTTAAAAGATGAAAACGGTAGATATTTATTACAAGATGATATCACAAACGACTTCGGATATACATTGCTAGGAAAACCTGTTTATGAATCAGACAACATGGATGAAATCGGTTCAGGAAAGACACCAATCTACTATGGAGATATGTCAGGTCTAGCTACTAAGTTCGTAGAAGAATTAGAAATCGAAGTCCTAAGAGAAAAATATGCTGATCAACACGCTGTTGGTGTAGTAGCATGGATGGAATTTGATGCTAAAGTAGAAGACGCTCAAAAGATTTCAAAACTTGTATGTAAAACAGGAACTAATTAATAAAAGTTAGTTGTTCAGGCAAACCTCAAAGATAGGAGGAAACACTAATGAAAGTAAGTGATATTACTTATACAGATATAGCCAACTATATCAGACTGACAGAAGTCAGCCAAGAAGAAGAATCGTTACTAACAAATCTTATAGGTATTTCTAAAGCATTTATAAAAGAAAACACAGGAGTGGAGGATTTAGATGAATTCGATGATTTCGTAATCGTCGTTTTTATTTTATGCCAAGATATGTACGATACAAGATCACTTTATGTAGACAAAACAAATCTAAATAAAGTAGTAGAAACCATACTTGGAATGCACTCCTTAAATAACATATGTTAGATGCAGGTAAATACAATAAGCTAATATCTATATACCAAGTAAATAATGGAGAGGATGACTGTGGATTTAAAAAAGAAACCAAGACTCTTCTCCTAAAGACTTGGGCTAATGTAAAAACCACAAAGGGATTTACTTTAATAGCAAATAATTCTGATTTTGAAAAGGCATATACAAACTTCACAATTCGTTATCCTAAGACAGAAATAACTCGTGACATGATAATAGAATTTAATTCTAAGACATACACGATAGAATATCTAAACAATATAAATGAGGAGAATGTAGAGCTAGAAATCCAAGCTAAGGAAGTGACTAAATAATGGCAGGATTTAATCTAGAACTACCTACAGAAGTAATAGGATCAATCAATAAACTTTATGACAATGCAGAAGACATGATGAAGCAGATGACAAGAGCCGGAGCTGAAGTAGTTTATAGCAATATTCAAAACAATATGAAAAGAAGTTTTAAAACTACAAAAAGCTTAGAAAAAGGGTTGAAGATAACTCGTTCTTATAAAACCAAAAGCGATGATGCAATAAATACCAAAGTCGGATTCTACGGATACGATGATGATAGAGTGCCAATACCACTAAAAGCATTAGCTCGTGAATACGGTACAAGTCGAGGAGAAAAAAAGAAACCATTTATGAGAAAGGCTTTTAAAACAACTGCAACGATAACAGATGCAATGCTTAAGGTTCAAGAAAGGTACATAAAAGATGAATGATTATAAATTACTAAAAAGGATATTCACAAACTTCACAGTAGATGATGAGAAAATCCCTGTTGAATATATAAAGTACAAAGGAAAGAAGAAAACCTATGTAACCTATACATTTACAGATGATGATCCAAAACTATTCGGAGAAGATAAAGAAATTGGAAGTGTCATAGCTGTTGATATAGATATTTATAGCGAGGGTAATTATTTAGCAATACAAGATGCAATAGAAACCTTAATGGAAGATAACGATTTTATAAGAATAGGATGTAGCCCTGATATGTACGAAGAGGACACAGGACTATTTCATAAGACCATAGAATTTGAAAAAGAAAGGATGAGATAATATGGCAAGAATTGGATTAAAATATTTTAGATATGGAATATTAGATGAAGAAAAAGAAACTTACGGTGGAGCATTACAATTAGGTAAAGCAGTAGATTGTAAAGTTTCATTAGATCTAAACTCAGCAGAATTATATGCTGATGATGGATTAGCAGAAAGCGATTACACAGTAAAAAAAGGAACTGTAACAATTACAGTAGATGAAGATGATGATACTACAATGTCTAACTTAACAGGACATGAAATATCTCAAGATGGAGAAATAATCAGAAAAGACTCAGATGTAGCTCCATATGTAGGATTCGGTAGAATCATCACAAAAGTAGTAAACGGAGCATACAAATACAAAGTAGAGTTCCTAAATAAAGTAAAATTCAAAGATGCATTACCTGATGAAAAAACCAAAGGGGAAAGTGTAGAATTTACTACAACATCATTAGAGGGTACTGTGTTAAAATTAGCCGATGGATCTTGGTCTAAAACAAAAACATTCGATACATATAACGATGCAATAACTTATCTAGAAAGCCTACTAGCTAAACCAACAGCAGGAAATTAGGAGGCATAAATGAAAGACTATAAATTTGAATTTGAAGTCGATGATAAGAAATATACATTAGTTTTTAATTTGAATGTAATGGAAACCATACAGGCTAAATATGGTAGTGTTCAAAAATGGGGAAAGATGACTGATAGCAAAAGAGGAGAACCAAATGCAAAAGCATTAATATTCGGATTTGCTGAAATGATAAATGAAGCCATCGACATGGAGAACGAAGCTAATAATACAGAAAAGCCATTCTAAGCATTAAAACAAGTAGAAGAAATTATACA